CAAGCCAACTCTTTGTCTTGACCATCTGGAAGTCAGCACCTGTGCCGTCTCCAACACCTGCCGTACCGCCTGAACCACTACCAGAACCGCCTGCTCCACCGCCGGAATTGCCAGAAGACTTAGTAGGATCATTCAATTTATTCAGTTCGTCGAATCCTAGTACGGTATTTTTGTACTCTTCTGCCGCCTTAGTAGCATTGCCGATACCGTCAGCCGCATCATTGCCGGAAGTCCCCGCATTATCTAATCCTTCAGAGAGCGTATCATACGCATCTGCTGCGTTAGATGCCGGAGTATGCAGTATCTTCCAACCGAATATCTTACCGAGCGCATTCCCAATCGTTTCTGCGAACGATATGACCGCTCCCATGGCTTTATTCAACCAGGATATAAGTGGTTTGAAAGCATTGATCAGTGTACCGCCGATTACACCGCCAAGTGCCTGGAAGTTCTGTTTGAGAAGTCTCACCTGATTCGCCCATGTCTGTGACGTTCTGGCGAAGTCTCCCTGAATCGTGTTAGTCTGAGCCATGACGTACTGATATCTCAGCATCGTCTTCTCTGCCTGAGACATTGAAGCAATCTTCGCATCAATGCCCTGCTTGTTAGCCCATTCCTGAAGTGTTGCCTGTGTAAGATCAAGACCATACTGTCTCAGCGGTCTTGTCTGTCCGGTATAGACTGCATTCAGTGCTTCAGCAACCGTACTCTGTTCTACGTTGTAGAAGGATGCCATGTCTGCAGCAAGCATTGTAAGTCTCGCTGACATGTTGCCCATGCCATCTCCGACCTGTGCGTAGCCATCGGTCATCTTGCCGGTCAGGTTTGCGTTCGCTTTTGCAATCTGACCAGTTGTGATACCCATGGCATTTCCCATTGCCTGGTATCTACTTGCAATCTGCTTGAAAGTCAGCTCCGACATGCCAAGAGTCTGTCTTGCTGTTGCGGCATATCCTTCAATAGCTTTCGTTCCTTCCGTACCGAAGGAATTCTCAACGACGTTCTGTACTTCAGTCAGATCGGAAGCGAACTCTACTGCATCCTTGCCCCAATTGAACAGTGTGCGGATTCCGTAGAACCCAAGTGCTACCTGAAGCAGATTTTTAAGGCTGAGTGTGGCTTTCTGGATGTGGTTGCTTCCACTCCCAATCGACTTGAAACCGGAAACGATTTTTGATGCGCCGGATCCGATTCCCTTTACCAGATTTCCGCAAGCACTAATCAGTTTTTTGAACGCTTCAAGCACTTTATTGGAATGCGTGCTTACATTCTGGAACGTCTTAGCTGTCCGCTCTCCCGTATCATTAACAGCACTTAACGACTTGGATACCTGTCCACCAACACTGCCGATTCTGCGTCCCGTGGTAGCGAGTGCTGTAAACGCTTCCACCATACGAATGGTAGTGTCGCTTATATCCGGAGCCTGTGCCATCTGGTCGAAGAAATCTCTGACTGTAGCGGTTACTGCAGGCAGATTAGTTGCCGCCGTTGCCGCTTTCTCGCCGCTCGTTGCAAGCCGCGCAAAGGCGTTTAAAACGCGTTCTGTCGTCGCATCGATATTTGCTCCAGATATGTTGTCGAAGGCTTCTCTGAGCCTGTTACCAAGCTCTGGCAAGGCTTGTGCTGCGGTATTCATTACGTCGCCGGCATTGGCGAGTCTGACCAGAGCGGAAACCATTTTTGCGATAGGAGAAGCCACATCTCCCATGCTCGACAGGCTCGATACCGTATTTGTTATTTCAGCAAACCGCTCCGCATCAAACTTCTTAAGGTCTACGCTTGTCAGCCGCGTAAGAGCGTTAACAACATTGTTGATGGAATTGCTGTTATTGAGAGCCGTATGTACATTCATCAAAGACTGGAACAGTCTCTCATACGCTTCGGAGATTGCCGGAAGTTTGCCGGCGTTTACACTCTGCAGTTCCTTGGATACGCTATCTGTAATGCTCTGCTTATTAACCTTAAGATTAACTTCTACAGGTGCATATTCGGCTTTAGAAGCCTTGTATATCGCGTTCCTGATATCACGGACAATCTTATCCTGGTTAACCTCTACATCCAGATTAAGCTCGTGAGATGCGATCTTCATCGCATTTTCAAAACCGTCACGAATTCCGGTCATCGACTTGTCAATAGAGTCAAGCACAGACCCCTGGATAAGACCTTCCGCAGCATCTGCAACACGAGCATCCTTTATGTCAGAGATCTTGGAACGTATTTTGTCCATGCCCTCTGCCACTCGGTCAGTGACGAACGATGTGGTACCAGCAAAGGCTTCTAGTATCCGTTCCTCGTCTCCGACCTGCTGAGAAATAACGCTGCCGTCTTTTCGAATAATGTCCGCGATTGCGCCAAAAGAATTCTCAATAACATCAGCCGCGTTCTTAAATCTATCCCCATCAAAGCCACTAGCAAACTCTGCCGTCATTGCATTTACGGCTTCTTTCATTGCCGTTTTTGCCTGACCGGTCAGTTTGTACGTGTCTATAAGCTGTTTTGCTATCTTGTCAGAATCGACTTTTGCATCGTCTGTGGCTTTCTCAAGTGCCCACTGGATCTGAGATGCGCTCTTCGGAGCATTTACCGCGATATCAATGTCAACCTTCTTCGTGAGATTATTAAGATTGATTTTGCTTAACGCAGTGAGCTGCGTGATAAGCGATCCGAAATCAGGAATTCTGATTGCTGCTACTGCTTTGAATGCCGCAGCCAGTCTACCGGCTTCTTTTGCTGCCGACCTATATGCTGTCGATGTGCGATTCAGGGTCGTAGCGACATTCCCAAGTTTTTGATAGAGACCATCTATCTCGCTCGCGGCAGCTTTCGCCTGTGCCTGTATAGCTATCTCTAAGCTGTCTATTTCCATGCCCATGGTACGCACCACCTATCTTTGTGAAGTAATGGTGCTCATTGGCTCTCAGTGTTATTTGAATCGACGCTTGGGTTGATTTCCCTTGCTTCGCCATCTATTACGGCAGGCTTTAAATTTTTGTGTTCTGCGTTGAATGTCATCGCAAAAATCTTAAACCGCTCTACATCATCCAATACGTAGGCTTCTTCCTCAGTATCGTCTTCTACCTGCATCATGTAGTACGGCTGTCTTGGATATTTTGTCTTCTTGCTGAAGTTTGCACCTATTGAAGCCGCCATGTACTGTCCAAAAACCCATCCATCAAAGTGGGTATCCTCTTGCAGTTTCTCCATCCGCAACTTCATAAATGGCTGATACCGCAATACAAGTTTTGGATTTAGCGAATAAAACTCATGCATCGGAATTCCATACCGCACGCCGATCGGTACCCACACATGGTTTATGACTTCTGTGAGACTGCGGTATTCCCGTTGTGGTTTCTGTTTTTGTTCGTTTTCTTCTTCCGATGATCCGGGAACTCGCGGACGGTCTGATTCTGGCGGTTCCCTTTGGAAAAACCCGAATCATTGAGCGCGGTCGTAATAGCCGTAAGAAGGTCGGTAATATTACCGCCGGCTTCAAGATGCGCCTGAATCTCAGCACTCGCTTCCTGTGGCGTGCAGCCAATAATCCATGCCGCAAAAGCTCTCAGCATTGTAGCGATTTTCGGATTCCGGTCATTCATAGCCAGAAGAGAAATGCCGTTTTCCTCAAGCTGACAGACTGTATCGAAATCGAGTTTCGGTACGTCGTAAGTCTTACCATTAATGTTCACAGAACTCATAAACTGTTCCTCTCTTTCGTGGGAATCTGGTAATAAAAAAGGGAGCATATCATAATCAACACGCTCCCTTTATAAAAATTGTTTGGTTGTTAGTTACGATCAGACTCAGGATGCTGCGAACGTGATCGCACTGGACGGGGTGACAGTGATAGTCATCTCGCGGACTGCGTTGACGTCGCCGCCGTTGACGTATACGTCATGCTGACCGGTCCAGGTGAACTTGCCCTGAGCACCAGCATCGCCCATCTCAAGAGCATAATACTGCTCAGTGTTGGCGCTAGCCTTAACTGCCGCATATGCTTCCGGAGTGTAGTTTGCGGTGAACTCCATGCTATCCATTGATTTTACGCCAGGCACGAATGTCTGCTGATCGTCCTCAAGGTCGGTCGTTTCCAGATTGTCCGGGGCTGCGCCGAGATCGGGATAGGATTTGATTTTGCAAAGCTGAGCGAGCGATCCTGCCGCTGAGCCCGCCTTAAGAACTGTGTTAATTGTTGAATAAGCCTTTGCTGCTCCAGCCATAAAAAGCCTCCTTCGGGTGCAATCGGGTGCTCGACGGCTCTCTATGATTTTATGATTCTATTTAATAAAAAGGGACTGTGCCCATTTTACTGAGATTATGTTGACTCAAACTTTGGAATGTCGTCAACGCTTCCGATAAATCTACGGAATCTTGCTGATAATCGGTAAATCTTTGTGTCTGACATGTTGAGTATTGGTTCTGCGCCAAACGTCCTTACATAGCCCATGTCACGCATAGCATCACAAGCAATTCCCATCACTTTCCTCGATTCGGTCATGCTCTGGTTTGAAAATGATTGTATCTGAATGACGGAGTACACACCGTTTTCCGAGTTTTCCAAATCGCGTGCCGCATCTGCATTGTCAATCTGCTCAACCGCTATTGCCGGAAACCGTGCCGGCATGTAGCTCGTGGTGTTTGTGACCTTTTTAATTGTATCGCCGCCCGCCGTGACGAGATTCGTCATGACTCTGTTCCATACATCAATCATGTTCCAAACACCTCTTTCGCTATGGTTGCAATTTGGTCGTAGATCTCCATCTGAGCTTTAAACATTGGCATTGTCGGAGATACGCCGTAGGAGTGATGCCAAACACCATCAACTGTCTGGTACCACCATCCTTCCGGATCCTCTGCGTGTGTCTGTCCAGGGAACGTGCCTGTTCCCATGCCAAACTCTTCTGCACGAGCGTTGTTTGCTCGTAAACCAGATCCGAATTCTGCCATCAATATCGGAGATACGTCTGCTTCCTTGACACCACTTTTGGTCATCCACTGCGAATGAATGAGTCCAGTGTTTGTGGCATACAGTATCGTCTTTGCTCCGTATCGCTGTGGGTCTGTTTCCATTGAGAACATGACGTATTTATCATACTCGCCAAGATTTTGCTGTCCGACAAGGATCCCCGCCGCCGCAAGCCGCTCTGTGAAAAGACTGCATTTTTCAATCAATCTCTTCTTATAGTCCATGAGCTGACGCTGCATCTTTTTGATGCTTGACGCAGACAGTGTACCGCTTATGCGAGTCGCCATAGCATCACCTGCCTGCCATACGCTTGATTGCGTATTTCATGTGATACAGACCTCTTGCTACGGCAGTTACGGCATATTGGGCTGTCTCAGGATCTGTGTATCCTTCTCCGTCAAGCACTGGCTGTTCTGTCCAGACGTATGAATGCTCATCTATCGGAAGATCCATCTGTGCTGTGCTTATAATCAGAGCATATTCGACGTTTGCGCCAAAGTAGTCCACCGACGCACCGGTTCCAGTGAATCCCTGCGTACCTCTCGTAGCGGACAGGTTTGCATGGAATTCAACCGGTTTGACAAGCGCAGGAACTTCGTTGCCAGTATAATCGCCGTACTCATCCACTTCCTTGGTGGCTTCCTGAAAAGTGGCGTACCACATCTTACGATTATTTCTGATAAGATCACGCATTTACGCCACCCCCATCAGACAACTTCGCAGTACGGAACAACATCCGGCAGATATACCGGAAATGCTTCGTTAGCCCAATATCTCGATACCTGGTTGTCAATCAGAGCAGACTGTCCTTCGGCACCGACCTTGCCAAGAATAGCCGGAATTACCTGTGTGGCTACTACCGACTTTTTGTTGCTGAAGTATCTCTCCACATCTGCGGCGATTACTTCTTCTCCTGTGCCGGCAGGATACCGTCTCTGCTGCTTGTATGACTCGATTACCGACTGAACAAGAAGAGACAGAAAGTCTGAATCTACAGTCTCGCCGGTATATTTAAGATATGTCTGGACTGCCGCCAAAATTTCTGTCTCCATCTCATTACCTCGCTTATGCTTCTTCAGCAGTCTCCGCTTTGGTTCTGCGTCTCCGTCTCTTCGGCTCTTCGCTGACCTGCGGTTCGTTGACTACTTCTTCCGCTTCCACTCTCGTGTATCCGTTTTTTTCGAACACGGAAGCCTGCAGCTCACTACAGACTTCCATAGTAACTCCGTCTCTCTGTAAGGTGATCACGTTATATACCCCCTATCAGGTAGTAGCGTCCTTGACAACAGCGATAGCATTAGCCTTGTTGTTGAGAATGAACGCGTCGTAGCGGATGCGACCTTCAACAAGCCAACCGTTGATTCCAGGTGGATCCTGATGGATCTTGTAGTCCTGCAGCTTAACCGGTGACGGCATTACTGTGTTGTTGGTCAGGATGCAGTGAGTCTTTGCCGGGAAGTAGGAAGTCGGAGCCTTGATGATGTAAACGCCATCGATTTCGCCGACAACGCCGGTGATTGCGATCTCCTGAGCCATGTCGCCCTTCTTGATGAAGTTATCAGAGAGCTTGATGTAGTTCAGGAATTTCGGAGTAACGATTGCAAAACGTCCACCCTGCGGTACCTTTGCGTCATCCAGTTTCTCCTGTGCACCAAGGAATCTGGCGTATGCATTGGCAGCAGAAACGTCAGCAGTTGCGTCAACATTTGCCACCGGTGCGCCGGAAACAAGTGCTGCGATCCTGTAGGTATCCAGTTCCGGAATAACTACTTCATCGATCTGTCTGCGAAGAGCACGACCTGCTTCCATGACCATCATGGTGTCGTCGTGATTCTTGCGATCAATCGTGAAGGTAAAGGATCTGTCCTGCGTCAGGGTCATTTCCTGAATGTCGTTCTGCAGCTCTGCCGGAGTGCCATATCTGGAAGTGCCGGTCATGCTGTAGTTATTCATAGCTGCGGTCGGGATCGTGTATACCGCTACGGTAGAAACGCCTACCCAATCATATTCGTTGTTTGTAAGTCCGGAAGTAACCGGAGCGATGCTGAATCTCTCGTCAACAATCGGAGAATATTTTTCCGCATAATTGAATCCAAGTGCCATTGTGAATTCCTCCTGAAATGTGGTTTATGACTTGTTAAATCCTGCGAGAAATGGATCCTTTTCTCCCTCTCCCTCTCCGTGACCGGCGTTAACATCTGGTCTGGATTTGAGCCATTCTGCTTCTTTTTCCTTGAGCAGCGACGCGGTATGCTGCGACTGGATCTTTGCGAGTTCTTCCATATCTCCGGCTACTTCGGCTTCGGCAGCTTGTCTGGCATGTTCGGCGTTCATACCAAGTGTGAGATATCTCTCTCTGGCTTCGCTGCGTCGCTTGTAATCCTCAAGATCCTTAATATGTGCCTGAATAGCTTCGTCGCGTTCGCGTTTGGCTTCCTCTTCCTGCTCGGAAGCAGTCATCTTTGCCCGGAGCTGCTTAGTCAGCTCACCGTTGTTGTGCAGGGCTTTATCGAGAGCCGTTTTGTTCTTCGCATTCTCTGCTTTCAGCTTCGCGATCTCAGCCATCATGGACTCGACAGAAACATCGTTCTGTTCTTCGTTCTGATTCTTCTGCCCATCAATCTGTTCGAGGTTTTTGTTTTCTTCTGCCATTTCTCTCCTTGTGTTTTAGACTCTTCTCTGAGCATATGTTTTGTGTTTTTATGGCTTCTCTGCCATGGTCATTTTCGTGCTTTTACGTCATCTCCGACGGAGCGTTTAGCCCGCTCACGGCATATAAAAAGAAACCGACAAGCCAGTGACTTATCGATTCCTCAATATCGAATATTATGAATATGTCGCGGAACATCGACAGTTGACGATATTTCCACCAGATGCGCCAAGCGACTCATCGTGCGGAAACATCATAAACTCTCCATCAACATCGAACGGCTCAGTGATTGGTTTTGTCACGCCATTCATTTCTCTGTGCCAGTCTCTCGTGGTTTTGTCTATGATTGTGTGCCATGTCTTGTTCTTCTTGCCGGCTCTCAATGCTTCCTCAAACTCCGCATCGTTCCACATGGAATTTGCTTCGTTCTCCGCAATCATAATTGCTCTGTCTATCGAGAAGTTGAACGGATTTTCAGGATCTGTAAGCATTGTGTTAACCACGCCGTTAATCGTGTTTGGCACATGCACTTCTCTGTAGTAATCGCTTACTGCAGCTCCTGCAAGGATATCCCTGTACGCATCCTGTGCTTCTGCTATCGCATCAGTGTATGCATACGACTCTTCTGTATACAGGTAGAACACAAGCGAAAGCAGTACCTTGAATACGTCTTCCAGTTTCTCCGCTGTATCTACTCGCTGTTCCTTCTGTTCCTCTGACAGGTACATGTCTCCGAAGTATTCTTCGTAATCCATCGACCGCCTGTCATGTGATGCGTCATACAGTGTATTTAACTGGTCAAAACTCAGCCCCTGG